TTGAAAATTCAAGCGGTATTTTTGCTTCATGTTTCTACTAAATCTTATCGGGTTATATATCTTACCTGTTGTCTGTAAGGCTCTGCCTCGTGGATCTGTGTATTTTATGGTAATTACACCGTTGTTGCTCTCTGTTGGCTCTAGTGGCAAGCTCAGTACTAATTTTAGCTGGTCTTGTAGCTCTACTACCTTTTCTTCGTCGTCGCCAATAATAACTCCGCCAAAGGTTATTAGCCTTTTGCCGTAAAAACTATTAAAGTCCCAGACTCCGTGCTGTCCCTCTTTTTGTATTTCTTGGTTTTTTATCTCTAATTCAAATGTTGGGTATTCTTGTAAAGCTATAAAGTTGTTCGGATCGCTGTGGTCGTTTATCTTTATGCTTTCCCCGTTCGCATTTATTAGTTCAAAAATTGTACCTATCATATATTATTTGTTTAATTCGAAGCTCATATTTTTTAGTACGGCGTCCATGTCAATTTGCTCGTTAATATTATTGTTCATGGTGACGTTGTTTGTAGTAGAATTGCTTGTGTTACCGCCTCTTACATCTTCTAGTGCTTTTATTAAACCGCTGTACTGATTTACCATGTTTGCTGGTATTACGTATTCTCCAGCGTGTACTTCTCCGCCTGACCTTACGTAGCCTCCTGCGTGGAATTGTTTTTTGTCTGGTAAATCTTTTGTTTTTTCTGCCTTTTCTGTTTTAGCAATAGCTTCTGCTAGTTTGTTATACCATTTAATTTGTTTTTCTACTTCGTCTTGTGTCATCTTAACTCTGTTATCAGCCAAGTCTTGAAATCTTTGGTTTCCTAGTGCAATTATTTCGTTTATTCTTTCTTGTTTTTCCTCTTTTAATCTTAAAACTTTGCCTTTTTGCTCTTCTTCTAGTCGTACTTCTTCATTTAATTGTCTTCTTTTTTCTGCCAAGTTTTTTTCTATCTCTTTTCTTTCTTTTTTATAATCTTCAATAGTTCTTTCTAAATCAGTCATTCTAGCTCTGCGTCTAGCTTCGTTTATCTCGTCGTCAAGTTGTTTTTGTAGTTCTGCGTTTTCTTCCAGCACCGCAGTTCTCTTGTTTAATTCATCTCTTAACTCTTTTAGCTTTTCTGGATCTCTGTCACCACCTTTTTCTTCTGCTATCTGGTCTTTTAGTTTAGCAATTTCTCTTTCTTCTTTTGCTATTTGTTCGGCTATTCCAATATCTTCTTGTTTTAAATCTGATTCTAATCCTCCTATCTCTTCTTTTAAAAGTTTTATGTTATCTTGAATTCTTTTTAAGTTTTTTTCATATTCGTCAGCTAAATCTTCTATTGCCTCAGTCCCTGTTTCTGCTAAATTTACAGTTTCGTCTTCGAGTGTTGCCCACCTATCTGCTAAACCTTGTACTGCGTCCCCTGCTTTTTTTCCTGCTTCTGTTCCGTCGTTCAATAAACCTATTAAATCTTTTACTGGATCAGCGTCAATGTCTGGGGTTATTGTTTCATTTCCAGATATTTTTTTTAGTTCTTCTAATGCTCCAGCATATTTGTTTACACTGTGTTCCATCTTTCCTAGGTTTTCGGCTTGTTCTAATATAGCTTTGTTAGCTAATTTTCTATTAGCTATTACATTTTCGGTCATGCTGTATAAACCATACTCTTCTTCTAAAAATTCAGCGTCTTTAGCTCTTTCTTTTGGATTAAAACCTGCAAAAAATGACCTACCAGCTATCTCGTTTAGTTTTTGTAGTTTCTTTTTCTCTTCTACTAGTTGTTTATTGAGTTCAATTTCTTTTTCGGCGTTTTCAAGAGCCTTTGATTGTTCTGGTGTTAGCACTCCCAATGATCTCATCTCTTTTTGTATTTTTTTATATTCGTTTTCTTGAGCTACCAGCCCGCCCATCTCTTTATTTAATGATCTCATTGCTGATGATGTCTTGGCTATTCTGTCAAATACGTCAAGTAAAGCTGGCATCAAGCTGTTATTCAAAACTGGTATTAATGCGTTTCCTATTGATAATGTTAAGTCATTTACGTTGTTTTTTAAAAGTTGTATCTGGCTGGCTGTTGTTCCAAATCTTTTCGCCGCCTCAATATTCAATGCGTTGTTTTTGTCCCAGCCCTCTTCTGATATTCCCATTGATTTGTGTAGTTCGTCGTTTGCTGATGTCAAACGTAATACTGCATCCCTAAGTCTTACTTCTGTTATTCCTAAATTATCTAAAACTGCAAGAGTGTCGCCTCCTTGTTCGTCTACGTCTGATAGTCCATCAAAAAAGCTAAGCAATGCTTCGTTGGCGTTGTCTTTAAATTGTGTTGCAAATTCTTCGGAAGTTTTGCCAGATACTTTGGCAAATTTTTCTAGCTCTGATCCGCCCTTACTTACCGCTCCAGATATATCTATCATCATCCTGCTGATAGCACTACCACCCATTTGTGCGTTAATACCTACTGAGCTTAATGCTGTTGCCCAAGCTAAAACTTGAGGCTCTGTTAACCCCAATGTCTTACCCGCACCTGCTATTCTTAGTGCCATCTGAGATATCTCTGATTCTGTTGTCGCAAAGTTGTTACCTAAATTTACTATTGATGACCCTAGTCTGTCTACTTCTTCTAGTGACATTCCCATGATGTTAGCAAATCTTGCGAATTCTGTGCTTGCTTGGTCTAGTGATAAATTAGTTGTTACTCCTACCTTTGCAATTACCTCGGCGAATTTATCTACTTCTTCTACCTGCACGCCTAATTGACCTGCTAGCTCACCGATCCTTGCAAATTCTTCGGCTGTGACTGGTATTTCTTTGCTTAGTTCTCTAAATCTATCAGATAATGCTTCGAATTGTTCTTCGGTTGCGTCTACTGTCTTTCTTGTACCAGCAAATGCGTCCTCGTAGCGAATCGCACTACCTATCGTGGCATCTATGCCCTTTTTAAGAGCTTGCCAGCTGAGATAAGCTCCTGCAAGGTTTTTTATCATGCTGGCACTTGTGTTCTTAACGGTCTTGCCTAGTCCTCTGGCTTGTTTGTCAGATCTATTGATGACTTTATTATATTGGTTGTCGTCGCCCCTAATTTTATATACTAGCTCACCGACTACTTTTTTGTTTGCCATTTGATTTGATATTAAATAATTGAGCCTTTAAATTGCTTACGGTATCTGTCTTCTTTCCTTTAATTTTGTTATAAGTTCCTTTCTCTACTTCTCCCCGTTTCTCTTTTATGTATATCAAGCTGTTGGAGTATTCTATAAATTCGTCTATGTATAATTTCCTTACTTCTAATAGGCTAAAACCGTTGACTACTAAAAATGTTATGCCTTGGCGTAGTTCCTCTAGTTGCTCTTCGTTACTTTTTGGCTTTTTTTTTTAGTCTTTTGCTCTTCGTCGTCTGCTCCTAGTAAATGTAGAAATCTTTTTTTCTTAAAAAACTCTAGCACGCTTACTGCTTCCTGCTGTGTCATCATCTTCTTTATGTCTTCTGCTTTTTCTATCTCTGGCTGGTACTTGTTGAATAATATTAATAAATATTGATAAAGAACATTGAAGTATTGGTCTAGTTTCTTCTCCTCGTCTGTCTTGTCGGTTACTTCTTGCTTGGCTAGTGCTTTTAGCTGGATCTCTGCCTCCATTAGTCTTTCGCTTTCTTCAATGGTTAGTTCGTTTGGTATTTTAAAAGTTCTTAGCTTTCCCTTTAGTTTTAGTTCCACCTCGTAAGGTTGGCGTTCTTTGTATAGTTTTAAAGTTTCCATAAATTTATTGTTAACCACTAGGGAGGGATTCGAACCCTCCTTAAAGCCCTACTGCTACCTAGCTATTGGCATGGCTAATGCTTATACAGTGTGTTGCTATCATACTGTTTGCTGTTCGTCCTTTATCTCTACCAATTGTCCTTGGAAAGTAATCGGCAAGATTGCTACGTCTTCTTCATCGTCACCTGCGAAGTCAATGCTAATTGGTGCGAAGTTAGTTGCGTTTTCAATATCAATTTTGAATTCTTTTCCATTCTCGTCAACGTTTGTAATTCTCATTACTTTTCCTGTCTTTGTTCCGCTGTCTTTTAAAGTAATGGTTTTACTTGCGTTTGGAGTGTAGTTATAATCTGCGTCTAGTACTCCTGCTTGAGCTGTTACTGGTACGATATAAGTGTATCCGCTCTCTCCGTTTGATCCGTCTGCTACATATGTGTAATAATCCATATCTGCTGTTAGCGGAGTTCCGTCTGCGTCAATAACAATGTTAGTTACGATTGTTCCATCGCCGTTCTTTTTAGCTAGTTTAATTGGTTGCCCTACTGTCCAGCCTGTTCCTAGTGCCTCACCTGTTACGTTTTGTTCTGTTCCTGCTTGAGTTGTTAGCTCAATTAGTCCAGCGTCTAGTGTTGCTAGGTTTGTTAAGTTAATTTCTGCTAAATCAAATGACATCTCGACTTTCTTTCCGTTTACGAATTTCTTTAAATCATCAACGTTGTCAAATGTAATTGCTTGATTCTCTGCTACTGAGTTAATAACTGGGTTTCTTAAAGCCCCGATATTAACTAGTGAGTCGAAGTCGTCCCCGATCTCTACTTTTACTGCCCCTTTGCGTATGGCAGTTGGGTTTTGAATAGTTGTTTGTGGCATATGCTTATTTTTTATTATTACGCTGGCTCTGGGGCTTGCGTAATTAAATTAGTTATTAGTTAATTATTTTAAAATGCTTGTTATTTTCTTGCTTAATTCTTTCTGCGTATTCCCTGCTAACTTCTACCTTGTCGCCCTTTTTTACAAATTTACCATTTGCCAAGGTAGTGTTGTTAATAGCTTTAATTTCTACTTTGTTGCTTTTTTTAGTTTCCTTGGGTTTATCTTCTGTTTTTGGTGTGTCCTTTCTATAATATTTAGTTGTTTTTTTCTTGCTCATATATTTTTATTAATATTTAATAGCTATTTCTACTATGTAAATGAATTTTTTAATGTCCCAGTCTTTTATTGCTGTTCTTCCGTAAAATTTAGTCCATGCTACTGGCTGTAAATCTCCTAGTTTAAATTCGTGCTTGTCATCAAATATTCTGTTTACGTCCCTTGATAAGTCAAGTGCTTCGTCGTAGCTGTCTGCTATGCAGTTTATTTGAAATATCGATGTCCTTGTGTCTGGGTAAAATAAAGTATTTGTTATTTCTTGGTAGGTAATAGCTTTGTCAAATTGTGTGTCTGGTGGGATCACTAGGGGGTATATATTGTAAATATCACCGTCTTTAATCTTGCCTGCTAATGTGGCGTCATTCTTTAGCTCGTTGTATAGTCCCTCTTCTAGGTTATCCATATATTTGAATTATAACATTATTTTATTTATTTGAAAACCGCCATGCCTCTTTTCTCAATGTCGTTTGCTCCTTTTCTAAACATTGCCCTCGCACTAAATTTTGAAGTTCCGTATTCAACAAATTCTGCATATTCTATATTTGTTGCCACTTCCCCTTTTGCCCAGCCTGTTGGTCTTCCTGTTATGCTACCTTTTAAAGTTCCAGTTCTTACTGGTGTTCTTTTTCTTATGGCTGTTTCCGTTAATGGTATTACTTTTTTTATGTCTTTATCTAAGTCTTTTCTAACTTCTTCTCTTACCGCTAGGTTTTTTTTAAAAGTCATATGTCTATTGGCTAGTTTTTTTAGCAAATACTTTAATGTGATGTTCTTGGCTGTCTGTGCCAACGCTTAGCACTTCAAATTCTTCCCCGTTCGCAAATACTACTTTGTTGTCTTTCTCTATGTTTGTTCCTAGTAAAAAATATAACTTATAGTCATCAATGTATGTGTGTGCTAAATCATCATAAATTGTTGGCGTGTTATTTCTCACCTTTCTGGTCTTTACTCCTATTGCTTTATCAGTCCAGCTTAAAGTTGTAGCCCCGCTGTTGCTTTGGGTTGAAGTCTTTTCTTTGATCGTACAGGTTAAGTTTAATAATTTTTCGTAACTCATATTAAATAATTATTACTCCTGCGTTAGCAGTTTTAATCTTTCTTTTGTATTGGTCTAGTATATCAGTTACTTTTAATGTCTTCGCTTTTTTGGCTATCTCCACGTAATCAATTGTGTAATCGTCAAATTTCTCAGATTTTACTTCTTTTAAGTTATCTTCGCCTACCTTTTCTTTTAGAATACTTCCTGCTAGCTGTGTAGCTATTAATTGTATGTCTGCTGGCACTGTGTCGCTGTATCTAAATTTCCCTACTACTTTTATGTTTCTCTGTTCTTTATCGTATTCATAAACTGCTTTAGCTCTACTGCTCTGGCTACCGCTTGGCTGTATTAATTCTATATTACTGTATGGTCTGCCCTCTAGTGGTGCGTTGTATGGTTTTAAGTAAAAGTCTTCATTCTTAACTAATACTAGTCCGTCCACTTCCAAGCTGGTTAATGATTTTAAATCTCCTACTGGCAAATATGTTGACCCGTTGCCATCAAAGTATTTAGTTATGTCTTCGTCCGTTGCTGGTTTTTCAAATATCCTTTTCCCGAATCTTTCTTCTCCGCAATAGTTTTCTATGTAATCAGTAATACTTTGAATTGTTAGATCTACGAATGCGTCAATGCTAGCGTCCAGCGTGACGCCTAAGTAATTTTCTATGTTTGTTTTGGAGGTATACATATTTTTCTTATTTTATGCTTTTTATATTTCAATTATAACATTTTCAAGAAAAAAAGGAAACACCCGCAGGCATTTCCCTTTATTTCCTATGAATAAAAAAGTTTTTTAAAGCTCTTTTACTAATTCTTCTAATAGTTCACCGTCTTTTCTTGCTTTCTTTCCGCCTTTCTCGTATGCAGATACTTTAAACTTCTCAGCGATTTTGTGTAATTCTAGTGATGGTATTTCTCCATCAAATCTTTCAACGTATTCATCGGCAATCTTATCAAATCTTTCGATTTTCTTTTTACTATGGTATAAGCCAATATCTACTCTATTTTCTCCGTCCCTGTATGCTTTTACTTTAACGTGATAAAAGTATCCGCCTTTGATTTCTTTTTTGTCATTTTCATTATCGTCACCTGCTTCTTCTTTTTTAATGTCAATTGCTTCTTGGATGTCAGCATTGGACTCTTCTCCAGATAATTCAATACCTAGTTCCTTTGCTTCTTCCAATAAGTCTTTTTTGCTTTTTGCCATAAATTTATTGTTATGTTTATAAGTTAGCTAAGGGGCAGTTGCCCGCCCCCTAACTATCGTGTTTATGAAGTTGTTAGTCCTGTTAATAGTCCGTGGCTTTGTCCTACGTTTTCTACTGCTAGAGCGAATTTACCTTGTAGAGTTTCTTTCTTTTCTCTGCTTCCTACGTTGGTTTCTGGTACGAATCTTAATGAGTCGTTTTCTTTCCATCCTTTAGTTAATTTTTGGCTATCACCTACGGCTATCTTATCGTTTGGCATGTCTAAGTCTACTACTACTGGAATGATTCCGAATCCGTCAGCTAAGTATCCGTCTATTACTCTTCCTGTGTATCTTGCGGAGTTATCAATATTTACGCTGTCTGCTGAGCTAAAGCTATTAAATATTACTTTATTAGCTGGACTCATTGCAATATAATCTACTCTTCCGCCTGCTAGTCTTACATCTTGGATGATGTTCTTTAATGCTGTTTCTGTGAACGCTCCGCCTACTGCAGTTGTAATTCCTGCTGATAGTTCTAACCATCTCAATAGTCCTCTAGTCATTGCTGGTTGTCCACTTGCTGGAGCTCTGCTTACGCCCTCGATAGCTGTTCTAGCTAAATCACGCATTACACGATCTACTGCTTCTGTTCTTAGAATGTCAGTTGTGATTCCGTTCTTACGAGCTTGGTCGCTGTCTGCCCTTGATAAGTCAATTACTTCTTCTACTAATTGGCAGTAATTAGTAAATTTGGTTGTAGCTTCTGCCATTGCTGTTGCGTTTGTTTTACCCTCTTCGTGTGCGTTTCCTACTACTTTAGCAATTATTGCTGATATTCCGTGTGCTACTGGTGTTGATTCACCTGCTCCACGTTCGTATACGTCAATTGTGTTAGCTGTTCTGTTAACTGCTTTAACTACTACAATTTCGCTTTCTACTTTTAATACGTCGCCAATGGTAATTCTATCAATGTAGCTTGGGTCTACTGGCAAATCTGCTGTTGCTGAATCTAAGTCCCAGTCAGCTCCTGCTCCGCTGGCAGTTACTTGTACCTCTGGAGTTGTGTAATTTCTTACTAATACTTCAAATTCGTCTGTGATAAATGGTGTTGCTCTGTTGTTGAATAAGTCCCAGACTCTGCCGAAGTCATTAGACATCATTGGTGAAATGTTATCAGCGATAGCAATTACCTCTGGATCTAATTTTGAGTTGGCGTCGTCAAGTGTGGTGTGCATTCCTAAATTCATATGGTTGTATGATTACGTTTATAAATTATTTCTTATCTTCTTTCTCCTTTCTTATTTCTTTTAATTTCTTAGCTAATTGTAGCATCTGTGCTGATTCTACTTGGGTGCGTTCTTTCCCTTTCTTTAAGAGATCGTTGTACTCTTTGCTTATTTTACTTTCTTCATCTAGGTTGATGTCAGCATCGTTTTTCTTAATGGGAGCACCTTTAGCACCTGCTATGTTAACACCGAGTGATTTTGCGTTATTGTTAATATATTCCAGTTTCTTTCTAGCACTGTAATCGCTTGGGATGAGATTTCTCCTGTCTTCTGGTATTGACTTAAGTGTTTCCTTAAGTATTCCGTCGACTGTACTTTTGTACTTACCAAGGATTTCTTCTGCTTTAGTGTTTTTATTTTCTAGCTCTTTTCTTTTGTTTGATTCTTCCTCGGCTAGTTCTTTCCACTTTCCCTCCTCTTCTTTTCTTTTTCTATTTGCTTCTTCCTCAGCGGTTTCTTTTTCTTTAATCTTTTTGTCCAAGTCTTCTTTGTCTTTTAAGATTTTGGCGACTTCTGGGTTGCTCTTTTTTAATTCTTCGATGCTCATACTTGATAAGTCAACGTTCTTTCCGTCTTTATTTTTATCTTTGTCATCATCGTCTTTATTTCCCTCGTCTTCATAAGGTACTTTTTCCCCGTTGTCGTCTAACAACGCTTTGTTTTCATCGTCGGGATCTACTTTATATTTTTTCCCGTCGATCTCGATGTAATTTTTCATAGATTTTCTATTATTATTTTTTAAATTGGTCGGGGAATTAAAACCCCGTAGCTCGCTATTTTCTTTTACTCTTTCGAGTCTAGGATAGCTAACCTAGATTTTCTGTTTATATTTTAACATTTTATGAATAATAGCACAAGTCAAGTCTATTATTATAGATCTGGTCGCTGTAATAATACGTGTCTGCAGTTTGGATGTATTGGAAGTGTTATCGGTAATGGTGGATAATCTTTGCTGTTTCCGCTTAAGCTATATATCTTTCCCTCGTATGGTACGCATATCGGGCATGCTCCGCCATGTCTGCTAACTTCTACTATGTCTACTCCGAATTGTCCTGCTCTTGTTATTAATGATTCATTACTGGCTTTGATCACGTGTGTCCTTGCTAACATTTCACTGTATCTTCTTAAGCTCCATGATTTACCTGCTCGGTCTTTTAATGCTGTGAAGCCTTGGTCGCCTAATAATTTTACAATATCTCTTTTTACTTTGTCTATGCTTTTGCCTGTTATCTCTCTGGCTATCATCTTGCTTCTTACCTGTCTTTTAAATGCTTCATTTATTTTTCTTTCTGCACTTTTTGCTACTCCGTTCATCCCGTTGGCAAAGTCTAGGTATGTGTCGCTCATTAATGCGTTTACTGTTTCGGAGTGTATTGATAAATCTCTGGCTATTTTTATGTCCGCTGGTGTTATTGTTAACTTTGTTTTTTGAAAGGCACTGCCTATTTCGTTTGGATTTGTTGTTATTTTTGGGTTGGTAGTGTATCTTTTCCACTCGTTTGCTATCTGGTATCTTACTTCTCCCATTATGTTTTTATCAAATCTAACCTCGTTGCCTATCTTTTTTTGCAGATGTCCCCAATTGTAAACGTTGTCAGTATTTATCGACCTTATCGCTTTCTTAACTTCATCGCTTGCAGTTATGTTGTTGGCAATATTTCTTACTGCGTCCTTTGCTACCCATGGCTTCATCTTAATTGTGTTGAATTCGTAATCTGAAAAATTAATGCCTACTGTGTAGCTTTTTGGTATTGCTTCGGCTATCCATTTTTTAATCTCTGGATCAGCTGTCTGTATCAATTTATTTATGTTAGCTATTGATTCTGCTTTCTTGGCTTCTGTTAGTCTTTGTCCTATTGCACTTAAAACTTCCGCCTTTGCCTTTTGGTCTAAGTCGTCTATCACGTTTAATAGTTGTTCAATGTT